TCAACGAAAACGTTCTGACCTGGTACATAATTAAACGTACCAATTGTTCTTCCTAACGGATATAAATTAGGAGCACCGTCTACAGGAATACCAGGGTTAACTGTGAATGGAATTGGTACTTCTACATCACCATCCATATTGGGCATGTTTCCATTAATACTTCCTATATATGAGTCAATGAAGTCTGTGAAATCTTGTTGCGTCGGGACTTGACCTGTTCTAAAAATATTTCTTAACTCTGGTTTTTGTCTAACAACCATTTAAATTTCACTCCTTTAAGGTGTTGGTGTTCCTTCTAAAGCCGCAACTCGTGCAGTTAAATCTATAATCAATTGACGAATAGCTACCGTTTCACGTTGTACCGCATCGGCTGTAATAGCGCGTTGTTTATTTGGTCCTAAGAAATCTTGAATCGCTAGATGTCCTGGTGTTGTTTCGTTTCCAATTACGCTTTCATGTGTTGTTAGTCGATTATTCAATACTGTACCTTGCGAAGCATCTAATACCGAACCTGCAGGAATAGTAGTTAGATTGTTTTGGATTGTTGGTAAAGTAGGAATAGTAATTGCTACATTTCCTAATGCATCTGGTTGAACACCATTAACACTTCCTACAAATGAATCTATTAAATCAGCGAAATTATCCTGTGTTGGGATATCATCCGTTTCAAATACACTTTTTAACGCTACCTTTGTTTGAATTGCCATTTCGAACCCCTTTCTTTAAATAAAAATAAGCTGTGAGACGAATCGAAATTAAGTTAGTTGGTACATTACCTATCTCGATTAATCTCATAGCTTTAAAATCAACCTACTGCATCTATGCCTATAGTCCAAACCCCGATGCCGCGTGTAATTGGGTTAGGACCAGGCGGATTAGGGTGTAACTACCGTATCAACTAAGCGGAATGCTGAAGTTAATTTAATGCGGTGGTCTAACCACGCTGTGATAACGAAATCTTCGATACCAGTACGAACGTTTTTATCACGATCATATAACACGCCTAGGTCATAGTTAAGGTGAGAATAAGTGAAGTCACCTACGATTGGACGAACAGCCGCATCTGTGAATACGATTGGTTTACCAAAGATTTGTTCTGGTTGTACACCGAATAAAGTTGTAGAGTTGTTAGCTAGTTGTTCTAACATTTCAAGGTATGCGGCATATGACATTACGATTGTAGCATTTTCACGATAGTCTTCGTGTAATGCACCAAGAGCTAATTTAATACCGTTGTAAGTAGCGGCACCTTGAGTTGCACCATTACCTTCTACTGCTACGATAGCATTTTGAGTTGAATAGAATGACATATGTTCCTCACCAACAGCAGGAGTAGCCGCGAACATAACTTTCTTTTCTTTTGCCGCAATACCAGAACGTAGAGCGTTTTCTACAGAAGCAACTAAGTTAGTTTCTGTACCGTTTAATACTGTTTCAGATACACCTGCGAATACTTTAAACTTGAATCGACCAAATGATACTAATGAACCTGTAGCTTCTAATTCTTTAGCCGTTTCAGTATCAGCGATGAAATCGTCATCTCCAAGAGTGAACGCTACTTTAGGAATCTCAAGGTTAGTAATGTTAGTTACTGTGATAATGTCACGTAATGGATTACGAGCTAATGGCTCAAGGATTAAACCAGTTGAAACCGTTTTAGGTAATAAGTTTTCGCCTCCCGATGGTGGAGTATTACGGTCACCAAGTACAGCCATAACATCAGTTGAAGGACGTTCGTTACGAATAACCGCTTTGATAAGTTCTGCTTTAGCTTTAACTTTTTGTTCTTTTGGATCAGTTACTGCATGAATGTTACCTTGAGCATTGAATTTTGCGGCTTGTTCTTTTTCCATTGCGTCGTGTTGAGCTTTGATAACGTCAAAACGTGCTTGCATATCTTCTTTAGCTTTTTGGATTGCTTGGATATCTTCACGTGTTGCTTGTGGGTCGATTGCCTTTGCAGTTAGTTCTGAATCATACTTTGCAACTTGTTGACCGATTGTAGCCATGTTTTGTTTAATTTCGAATAATGTAGTCATTTGTAATGACCTCCTATAATAAGTTTAGTGTTTGTAAATAAGCGATATTCGCTTTTGAATTACTTAAAATCTCTTGTCGTTCTGCATCCGTTAAAACATTTGCTTGAGGTTCTTTATCAACTTCAAGGAGCGCTTTAGGAATGTTCTTGAATTTGTTCTCGTATTCTTTTGAAATACTAGCAACCATTTTATTAGGTTCTTCAATAACGTCTGCTAATCCTAATTCGACCGCTTCTTTAGCAGAAAGCCATGTTTCTGCATCCATTAACGCCCGAATATTCTCTTCTGTAGTTTTATCGCCAACTTTAGCCATATATGTTTCTACTAATGAGTCTGCTACTTTATCTAAAATGTCAGCTTGTTCACGCATTTCTTTAGCATTTCCTACGATTCCTACTAATGGATTATGAATCATCATCATTGCGTTGGACGGCATTAAAACTTCGTCTGCACTAGCTACGATGACACTAGCAATTGATGCTGCTAAACCGTCTACGTGTGCTACTACACGAGCTTTATGTCGTTTAAGCATATTAGCAATAGTTAAACCGTCAAACACACTCCCGCCTGGAGAATTTGTATATAAATCAATCTGTTCAACGTCCCCTAATGCTTCTAACTTCGCTTTGAATGCCGTTGCTGACATCTCACCAAATTCCTCATATGCATAAGGTGTAATTTCGCCTTGAATGTAAATGGACGCTTTTTTATTTGCTACTGCTTTAAATTCAAAAAATGTTTTTTCCTTTTTAATTGTTCTCACCCCCCTTCAATGCAACGAATTCTTTAAATTGTTCTTTTGTGTTGTTTTTATAACCGTATTTTTTATGAAATTTTTTATGGCAACATTCACATAACGTAACTCCATTATTAACGTCAAATCTTTCTTCTTCACACCAGTGATAACTATTCATATGATGTGCGTTTAATTTGACACCTTTTGTTTCGCAAACTTGACATTGAAAAGAATCTCTGGTGAAAACCAACATTCTCCATTCTCTTGTTTCTTTAATGTTTTTATACCTTCTTTTGATTCGGTCTTCTTCAGTTAAATTCGGATTGTAATTAGGATGTTTTTCCCCTACGCGTTCTTTTATTTTATCTTCGTTTAGACAACCGCACGATTTAGTCACGCCGTGTTTTAAACTTTTAGCTAAAGTAATTATCTCATTACCACATTCACATTTACATAACCATCTAGCCGCTTTTTTGAACGGAGCCAACTCGATAGCAGTTAGTCTTCCAAATTTTAAATTCGATAAATCTTCTATATTTTTTTTAGAAAGATTTTGTTTAACGTAACAACCGCACGAACTAAAAAAATTACCTTTCAAAGAATCAAATGTTCTAATAACTTCTTTTCCGCAATCGCAAGAACATAAAAATATTCTTCTACCACTTTCATTCAATCCTAAATCTTTTATAATTAAAAGTTTATCCTTATTTTTTCCAACAAGTTCTTCTCTTTCTTTTCTTTTGCACCCGCAACTTTTAGTCATTTCGCGTCTTAAACTGTTACCAGTTATTAATTTGTAATGACCGCAAACGCATTTACAATACCAATAATGCGGCTTTTGTTTATTACCCCATTTACCCGCGTACGCTGTTACATACCAATAACCAAAAGTTTCTCCTTCTAAATCTATGAATTTTTTATCTTTAGGTTTTTCAATTGCTTCTAATATGTTCATTTCTATCACCTCTCTTATATTATACCAAAAATGATATCAAGTTGACAACACTTATTTAGTATAATATAATCAGATAAAGGCGGTGATAATATGAGCATTTCAAAAGATAAAACTAGATACGCATTAACTTTAAAAAAAGAAACTAAAGAAAAATTAGAAAAGTTAGCGAAACAAGAAAACAGGAGCTTGAATAATTTAATAGAAACAACTTTGGAAAACTTATTGAAAGAGAAGGCTTAATTTTAGCTTTCTCTTTTTTTACTCTGTCGTTTGGTTATTTTCATTAGAAGATACCCCATTTCTTTCACTTACAGAAATATTAATCGGGTATAAGTCGCCTGAAATGTACAATTGATTAGCTTCGTTTAAATCAATTGGTGTTAAATCTTCTAGCTTCCTGACTTCGTTTTGAGTAAACCATCCGTTTCTAATGCCCATTTGGTACATGTTCGCCCTCGTGGCAGTGTCGGCGCGAAGTAAAGAATTCAGATTAAATTTAAAGTAATAACCGTTAGCTCTATCGGCTTGAGATAGCAATTTTCGGTTAAATTCTTGTTCATACTGGCGTACAATCGGTGTTAAAGTCGTTTGTACGAATTGCGTCATTAACTGCTCATTGCTACTAAATGCCGAACCTTCATTCAAGAATGTTAATGGTACATTGAATACGTTAGCTACTCGTGCACGTGTGACTTTTTCTGCCGCACTTGTATCAGATGCGTTGTATGATTTCGGAATAGAATCAATCGTAACACCAGGTTCTTGAAATAAAATACCTCCATTTTCAGAGTAAAAACGTCTGAAATTATCAATAACCTGCTGTTGTTTAGCCTCGTCAATGTTAGCGCCATACGTTAATTTGAATGATTCCTTCTTTTCCATCTCGGATAAGGAGAACTCTTGTACAGCCTTGTCGTATTTAAGTGCGTTGTTCAATACCTTCAGTGGCGATATACCTTCAATACGATTAACTCCTGTAATATGCTTTAAATGAATCATATTAGCATTGTGAATGTAAGAAGTAGCGTTATCTCCACGGATTTGGTAGTATAATTCACCCGAATCGCTGTCAATAAACGGCGAAACTGTTGAGTTTTCGATAGGTAGTAGCTGTATAGGACGCGTTAGAGTGTCTCTAATGATAACCGCATAAGCGTTACCATGTTCATTACGCGAAACTTCTAACTTATTAATAAATTCCATACCCGACATGTTCTGATTCGGGTTAATAAGTAAGTCGCTAATTCCGTTGTTAACTACGTCAAAATCTTTGTACAATTTAACTGGTAAACTACTCATAGTGTTAGCTAAACGTGTAATAATACTGAAAATCGTCTCATTTGTAGCTAATTGTGTGTTGTCTACACCGAAAAAACTACGCCCAGTCCATGCATTGAAGTTTGAAACTGTGCTTCCACCAGGTATGCTTGACGCTTGAGCTACGAACAGCTTTGTTTTAATCTTGTCCCAAATTTTTATTTTTCTCACCCCTTTCTACATGTTTATAAGTCTTTCAGTGAGATGAATTTAATCTCCCCACTTCCTTTGTGTGCCGTAAACTTCTTCATAACTTCAACATGAGCGTTTAATAAAGCCGCAAAGCCGTCAATTTTACGATACTTGTTTTGCTTTGTTGGTAAATGATTACCGTTTCTGTCAGTCTTTAAAACTACGTTGTTAGTGTACCAACGGAAAAGTCTATTGTTATTAAACACTACGTTACCATCTAAGAAGCGTTCTTTTAAATCGTCTAATGCAGGTCCTAGTGTAATGAATCCTTGTCTTACAACCTCGCACTCGAAGCCGTAACCCTTTAACTCTTCAACTAGTCCGAAAGCTTTGGCAGGGTCATACATGATTTTCTCAATCTTGTACTTCTTGGATTGTTCAACGAACCAATCGAATATCAATTCTTTCTTGATGTATTCACCAGGAACGATTGTAAGTAATCCTTCTTCTTGTAATGCTCGATAATCAATCTTCTCATTGTCTTGATCCACTTTAGATTGTGGCACCCAAGTATGTCCCATTAGAACAACTTCGCCCGTTGAAGGTATAGCCCATTCTAAGTAAGCAGAAGTATGGTCCTCTGAGTCGGCTAAATCAAACCCGCAAACGCATGGGTTATTTAAGGCAACATCTGACAATTCTTTGTGCTTGTTATTACGCATCAATACATCATAGTCGATAAAAGATGCTACATTGCTCGATACGAACATATTGAACCGTTTCGTAATGAAGTCATTACGTTCGCTTGGTGTACGCTTAGCTTTCTCCCAGTCTTCTATCATGTCATCAAGTTTAATTGATACGTCCATGTTCGGATTAGCTTTTATCCACATCTCTGGTTTGTCAAACTCTTCAGGTGAGTCTAATTCTGCCATGTAATAGAATGTTCTTTCGTCTGTAACAACACCATTCAACACATCAGCAGACTGTTCATAGTAGTTCATTAATGGTCCGTCAAGCTGATAACCTGCTGTTGTTATGTACACGATTAACGGCTGTTCACGACTCTGTCTACTATTCTTAATTACGTTTATTAATTTATAATCTTTATACTCATGTATTTCATCGAAGATTCCTAAATGCGTATTTAATCCGTCTAATTTCTCGCTATCAGACGCTTGAGGCTCAATCTTAGAGAATGTTGCATCATAATGTATTGCGTCTCTTAGAGGACGGAAACGTTGCGATAATGGCGTACTTGATTTAATCATAGCTTTAGATTCATCAAACAATATCCTTGCTTGCTTCATACTGTTAGCTAATAAGATTACATCAGCACCTTTTTCACCGTCTTTAGAAGATCCATAGATAGCCGTTCCACTTAGTAAAGTAGTTTTACCTTGCTTACGGGATACGAATATTAAACCTTCTTTGAAACGTCTTAATTTAGTATCCTTATGAATCCAACCAAATAATGAACCTAACGCAAAGTGTTGCCACCCTTGCATAACTAGGTTGTTAACAACACCCTTACTAGGTTTACAGAACTTCTCAATGAATTGAATTGGTCTGTGCGCTAGCTTTTCATCGAATACCCAAGGGAAATCATCAGTACCCTGTCTTTCTAAGTCGTTTAAATGGCGTTGGCAAGCTTGTATGACTTTCTTTGAAGCTGTTATCTTCTTAGCTACTACTTGCTTTGCATACCACGTTGTCAATGAATGTGGTGAATGCTTTGTAATGATTATTTGTCCTTTAAAATTCCTCGAATCCGTCACCAATAACACCACCTTTATTCAACTCTTTACGTTGAGCAGGTGTTAATCCCATTGACTTTAAAAGGTTGTTCAATGTCTGAACACATTTAGTTAATTCAATCGATAACGGGTTTTTAATGTAATTTGTGGCGTTAGCTTTGTTTGTATGTTCCATCATTAATGGTGAATTTTTCAATTCCGTCTGCATACGCTTATAAAACTCATGTGTTTCAACATATAATGAGATAAGTTGCTCATCAGACGGTTGATAATTCTCTCCTAGATAACTTCTTAATAATTCTGCTGTAACTTCCACATCGTTACCCCCTTTCGTAATTTTTAATCCTTGGCAAAGGAGCC